TACAGTGCTACCAGAGGACGGGTTAAACTTGTCAGCCAGCAGTTGAGTGTTAACTGTCTTTGTGATCACCCGTGATGCTTCAAATGCATCCAGAAACACACGAGCGACCTTACGGGTTACGTTACTATTTAAATTATTGGACATTTCCTCACCTATTCAAATGTTGCCCCCTTCGGCCCTTTCGGTTTGACCTGTACGCCAGAAGGCTGAGGTCTACGGATTGGATCAGGAGCGTTAGTAAACTTTGGTTTAAGGGCAGCAGCCTTCGACTTAATCTCGGTAGCAATCATAACCGCAGCCCTGGTTGGGTGCATGTTCCGCAGGTTGTCCAAAAGACCTATGTTCTGCGAAAGATACTTGGTGATCAGTGGGCCGTGATCATCCTCTAGGATGTACTGCACCAATGAGTCCTCAATTCCAAACTGACCTACAATCGATCCTGCTGCCTGAAGCTCCTCTGCTTTGACTCCAAGGGTTTTAGCCCTCTGAGCGTAGCTTTGTACCTTCTCGACCAAAACCTCTTGCTGCTTTTGTGCTGCCTCCTGAGCTATTTGCATCTGCTGGTTTTGCAGCATTTGCATACGAGCATCATAGGCAGCAGCGGATATCAGTGCCTGCTCTCTGTGCATGATTTGCCGCTTATACTCTTCGTCTGAAAGAGCAAACGGGTCAGGCAGAGCCGGTACGTTAGGCCGCGACTGAGTTACAGGACGCTCGATTTCTTCTAGGCGCTTTCGCAGTTGTTCCGCTTCTCGCTCCATCTCTCGGAGCTTAAACGTCTTCTTGCCAATTGCTTCGTCAAAGATGCGTTGCTGCTTCTCAGTAAAGATCGGTTTATCGTGAGTCTCCTCACTATCCGTTGACGATTCGGAATCTTCCTCAACATCTTGTTCAGTGTCGGGTTGATCTTCAGTTTCGTTAGTTTCAACTGGCTCCTGCTCTTGTTCTTCAGGAGTATCATCAAAATCATAGTCCGCTGGCTGCGTCATAGTTTGCCCTTATAGGTGAGATGCCCAGAAAAGGTCTGGTGGCCTTTATATATCATTTCATATCTTAGCTAAAATTGTCAATAAGTGGCGAATTTCGCCAACTAATCAATTCGACTCTGTTCATCTTCTCGCTGGATATTGCGTAATGCTGACAATCCAATGGTTGCCCCTGCTGCCGTGTACAATGGCGACCGAGCATTAATTATGCTATCAACTAAAACCTCACGCGGTGTTTTATTTGTTACCCTTGCAGTTCTTTCTATAGCCTCGTTAATGTGCTGCATCATTGGCTTGCCTTGCGCTCCCTTTGCTCCAGCCCATGCAACGTCTTGCACATTGCCAGGGCTTACGCCAAGCTCTCTGCCAACGTCACCAAGAACACGCTCCATTACGCCATAAGATGCGCCAGGTGGAGCTGTTAAGCCGCTTTCATACAATTGGCTCATTTGTTCGTCAATGGTGGCTCTTTTCATATCCCCAAGAAAGTTAGCTGAAAAATTAAACCTTTTTGGCTGACCTGCTGCGGTTAATGGCGTTTCGTTCATAATTATCTTGTCTGCCATCGCCATGTTCCCAGCCAAGTATCTCCCGCCAATTGGATGTGGATAGTTTGTTGACCCGACTGGCAGCGGCAGTCCTAGTGCTTTCCTGTTATTAACATAAGCAGCCATCAACAAATTAGCAGTAGGATCAGCTCCTCCAGTTGTTGCCGCCATCGCATCTGCAAATCGCTCTTTAAACATTTTTGGCCCTTCAATAGGCCCAAGCTCTCTAATAAACTCATCTTGAAGCTGACCCATCGCATACCAATTTTGACTACTTGGGGACAATCCACGCTGATATGCTTGTCGAATGTTTTCCCTAATTTCTGGAGTGTCAAACCTTTCTGCGTACTGGTCAATTGTTGCCTGTTTTGCAGGCATAGCATCAATTAAGGTATTTCCTTCTAAATCGTAAAGTTCTGGGTTTGCAAAATAGCGATCTTCCACAACAAAATATGGATCATATTTTCCAGCAATAATATCTCTTTGAGCCGTATTTCTCGCTCGTTGCAGCGCCAATTCCTCAGTGGTTAATTCTTTTTGAAGAAAGCCTTCCGGCTTTTTTGGATTACTAAAGTTTAGACTTCCAGGCCCAGTTACTGGGTAGTTACGAGATATTGCGTCAACATCATAACCAACATCTACCACACCCTCTAACGGACTTGTAGTCCCTCTTGCCGCCCGTGCCGCAGCATCGCCAACCAATGGAACCATGCCAAGCGTTGCAAGACCTGTGAGGATAGCAGCCTGCCCCATGTTGCCCTGCCGGTAAGCGTCTCTAGCCTCGTCAATGGCAAGCGCATCACCAACAACAGGCGTAAAGTCAGCAGCAAGCCTGCCTGCACCCATTACCGATTCAGCGCGTCTAGTTGCTTGCGCTCGCCTGGCTGGGTCTTCACTGCTGCCGCCAAACATGTCATACATGGTGTTAAACGCCCTGCCTCTGAATGTCTCTTGCGGCATAGGTGCAGTAGGCATCTGTCCCTGCTGTGAAAGGATGCGATCTCTTGCGCTTGGTATCAATCTTCGTAGTGCTGACTCAGCCATGATTAATACTCCTCGTCCTCTTCTTTTGCTTCCCAAGCCTGACACACTCGCAGGTTGTGGCAGACGAACTCAAACTTGGTGCAGTAGCCTCGACCACCGCCATCAGCGTCATACTCATCCTCTGGTACTACTTCCATCATCTCCAGCTTTTCAGGGGAGTTGTTGAAGTATTCGCAGTTGCCACACATCTGCCTTCGAGCCTCGGCTGGCTTTACGCTCCACGCCCTAGCCATCATGCGGTAGTAGTCAGTGTTGTCGGTGATTGTTTCCTCTGGGCCAAACTTCCAGTTCTCAACTACGTTGGCTCGATTCTCTCGGTTGGTCTTAGCAGTGAATGGCTCTTCCTGCTGGATAATGATAGTCATGCCTTCTAATGGGTTCAATTGTTATCTCCTGAATGGTGTCAGCGCACTGACCAGTTTCATCTCGTTGTCGATCTGCATACCCTGCACCTGTACGCTATCCTTGTTAATTCTAGCCCCAGCCTCCTGCGCCTTGATCTGTGTGTTCATGCGCTGAGTCTGTGCGTTAAATGTTTCAAGTTGCAGTGCGGCTTGATCAGCCTGATTACTGAGTTGCATTTTCTGCGCCTCAAGTTGAATCTTAGCGGTTTCCAGTTGCAGCCTCTGAACCTCAACCTGCGCCCTCATCTGCTCTGCCTGCGCCTTAGCCATCTCAGCCTGAGCCAGTACCATTGCTGGGTCTTGCTGCTGCTCCTGACCCTGTGCGCTCTGCTGTAGCTGTGCGATCTCTTGCTCAGTCATCTGTGACTGCGGTATCAGACCCTGTGACATCATCTGGAGACGCTTACGCTCACCAATCTGGGTAGCTGCACTTGTTGGGATAGCGTTAAGCAGGATGTCGCCAGCCATGCCAATGATTGACGGATCGACCTTGGCAATCTCAATGATTGTCTCAATGGTTTCCTGCTGACGATTTCGGAACGATGCGCCAGCTCGACAGGTAACACTGTACTGACCCTTTGTTAGATCGTTCAGGGTAATGATCTCACCTGTCTGGTTATCAATGACTGGCTCGTTCAGAACTTGCATCTCAGTGCTGCCATCTTCGTAAAGCAGTCTGACCGTTCTCTGAGCGTCATAAACCTTCGGGATAGCCTTAACCAACAAGTCACCTGTGGCCGCAATCGCAGACTCAAGCGCCCTGAAGTATTTAATCGTGCCGTTGTCGCCCTTGCTTTGGAGACGCTCGATTGCCACACCTGATTGTAAGCCAGGGTTATCTCCCATGTTTGCAGCAAACATTCCAGCAGTCTGACCAATGATCTGGCGCATTGACTCGGAGATGGTTCTTAAGCCTGGGTTAACCTGCGCCCCGCCCTGCTGCTGTGGTGCGCCTGGCATCTCTGGATCGTTGTTGTAGAACTGCACTGGGTCAGAGTTGGTGTTCAGCGTAGCCAGTGTGTCTTCATGCCCAGCAGCCTGAGTAAGCGTCATCCAGTATTTAGCTCTTGGAGCTAATGCGCCTTCCTCAATCTCTCTTGATAGGCTGTAGTTCAAGACACGCTGTGGATCAAGTA